GACGCATTCAAAGTTTGGAAAGATTAAACTTTCATCAACGTGAAAAAGTATTAGCAAAAATTAATTCCAAATTGCATGATTTACTAATTCAAGATCTTGAGCGACAAGATGAGTTCATTAATCCTGAAAAAGTTGATATTAAATTTGAAGATAATGTAATTTTTATCAATAATGTAGGTTACTTTTCCCAAAGTTCACTAGTTCTTATCCGACATTTATTTCATTTAGCTTTATTGTCTGTATCTGATAAAGAGGATTCTATGCGATTTCCTCAACTTCTTATTTTAGATGGATTAAATGATGGCGGATTAGAAGCAAAACGAGCATACAATTTGCAGCGTATCATTTTAAATGAATCACAGAAATTAAATGAAGATTTTCAAATTATTGCTGCAACCTCTGAAGTTTCTAAAGAATTAAATCTTTCTGATCATATTATTGCTACTTTTACGGAAAAAAATAGAAGTTTAAAATTGAGTTGAATTTAAGCCTTATTAGGAAGCAAGTCTTAATTAGAAGTATTTGTACAAGAATATGATTTTCAAATACATATTTTACTAGGCTTATCTTTTTTAGTTATATTTAGTTTTTTAAAAAATTAAATTTTACTTAGATTAAGAAATTGTACTTAAATCTATAATATTGGAGAAAATATGAAAGCCTTAATCGTTATTAGTGGTGAAAATATATCTGACGATAAAATGAATTATTTAACAGGCAATTCAATGGCTTCATTTAAAAGAATTGCCCCGAATTCATTCCTTTTTGATCTTACTCAATCTGCTCATATTTTGGCAAAGTTACAGGACCATGTAGATAAAATCACAAATACCTATCATATTTTTTACTTCAAAGATGATGTGGATATTTTCAAATACCCTATTGGGCGTTAAGGCTCTAACTTTCCTTTTCTTAATCTTCAATCCTTTTAAATATTAGAAAGTTATATAGCTCGGTTGTGGTATTAATAATTAGATCTGCATCTGTAAGACCTTGATGCATTAAACGTTCAACCATATCTTTACGCCAGTTGGATAAAGCCCTTTCATCTGGCGTAGCCTCATCAAATAGACCCTTTTTTCCGATAAAACCTAATAGTTTGTCTGTACTAGCAATTAATACCTCTGCATCTGTAACACCGTTAAAGATTAAACGATTCACCATATGAGCGCGTGGATCATGAAATAGACCTTCTATTGTTAAGTGATTCGACTTATACATAACAAACTCCAGTCAACCCATCCCTATGATGGGTTTTCTTTTATCTATTAAAACACAATAGTTTCTTTTAATAAACTTTATTGTTGACTTAATAGTTTCTTTTAGTAAACTTAAATTATAAATAAAACCTCAGCGTTGCGCTAACAACCTGAGGCATGACCCACACTACCACTGTGAGTAAGTAAATTATGAAACAACATCACCCAAAGAGTCAAACCACCCAGATTCTTTTTCAAAAACCCACGGCTGAAGAAATGCAAAGCAAGCCCGGTTCGGTCTTCTCTAACATCTGCGCCATTTTACTCATTGCCAGTTCAGTTTTTGCGCTGGTGTGCATGCTGCGTAGCTGTGCGAATGAAGCAGAAACTCAGGCAGTCCAAGCCCATGCCTATAACGCGAAGTTCTCTGAGAAAGAGCACGTTGAGGGGGCTAAATAATGGAATTGAATAAGCAAAATATTAATTCAGATACCGTTATCACATTCACGCAAGAAGGTGACTTTCAAGCCTACTACGCAGCATGCGCATGGTGTAATGAGAATGGTTATAGTCATGGATCTATGGCTCGGGATATGCCAATTGGTCTGGTTAAAGGCGATTGGATAATTGCTAAATGGCGCAATCTTTCCTTAGAGGAGCGTCAGCAATTGGATGGAACAATGACGTGTATTGGAAGCTTTCGTGAAGGCCCTGTTCACATCGTGATTAAGGGTGAAAGATTATGAATGCAGCCGTAAATCCAGACAAAATTATTCCAATCCGGGCCAGCTCCCTGTCCGACCTGTTTGACTGTCCGGCACGCTGGGAAGCCAAGAATCTTTTAAACAAACGCACTCCAGCCGGTGCACGCACGCGCTTAGGTACAGCAGTTCATGAAGCAGTGACCCAGTGGGACTATCTGAACCTGATCGAAGAAGACGTCACCCTGGAAGAATGCCGCGAGATCCTGCATCACCAGATCTGGCAGCCAGGTGAAGAGGTAGATTGGTCTGACCTGGATCAGAATGCTGCTGAGGCAATTGGTCATTCATTAGTGCAAAAGTACATCACTCATATTGCGCCAACTCAAAAATTTATAGGTGTGGAAGTGCGCTGTGAATCTCTCATCCTTGCTGATCTGGGCATTGAGCTTACAGGCACCATTGACCGCATCTATGAAAATAATGAGGGTGAACTGGGTATTGGTGACCTTAAATCTGGCAAGAATGCTGTGGCTTCAGACGGTACAGTCAAAACCGTAGGCCATGCACCACAAATGGGGATTTATACCGTATTGGCCAGTCATGCACTGCAAGAACCGGTACTGGCCCCTGCCCGTATCTACGGCCTGACTACCGGAAAAACAGATAAAGGTCAGCACGTCGGTATCGGTGAAATCGACTCACCTGCAGAGGTACTTCTAGGTACTGAAGAAGAACCTGGACTACTGCACCACGCAGCAAAACTCATTAAGCACGGCGTATTTTACGGCAACTCAAAATCAATGATGTGTCACGACAAATACTGCCCTGTTTATCACACCTGCAAATTTCGCAAATAATTTTTATAAGGATTAAAACAATGACTTCTCAAGTAATGACTGCTGAACAGATCCGTACCTCACGTCAGACTGCTGTAGCAGCACCTAGACCCGTTGAAGTCAGCTTGACTTCACTGGAAGGTTTTGAACTGGCACAACGTATTGCCAAAATGCTTGCCGCCTCAACCATGGTACCGGAAGTTTACCGCGATACACTAAAGATCAAAGACGGTAAAGACCAGAATGGAAACTGGCTGTACCGTAGTGAACCTAACCCGAATGGTCTGGCAAACTGTGTGATTGCCCTGAATATGGCAAACCGCATGGGTGCCGATCCGCTGATGATTATGCAGAACCTTTATATTGTCGAAGGTCGTCCAGCCTGGTCATCACAGTTCGTGATCGGGGCAATTAATACCTCTGGCAAGTACTCACCGCTGCGCTTTGAAATGGAAGACCGTGGTGAAGTGGAAGTGACCTACACCACCAAGGAATGGAAGTGGAATGAGCGCGCCCGCAAGAGTCTGCCAGAAGAAAAAGTCCATACTGTCAAGCTACGCAATATCACCTGTAAAGCATGGGCCATTGAAACAGCTACAGGTGAGCGCCTTGAATCTGCTGAAATCTCAATGGAAATGGCAGTGAAAGAAGGCTGGTATCAAAAGAACGGTTCTAAATGGCAAACCATGCCTGAACAGATGCTGCGTTATCGTGCTGCATCATTCTTTGGCCGGATCTACGCACCAGAAGTGTTAATGGGTATCCGGACTCAGGAAGAAGAACAGGACGCCATTATTGATGTGACGCCAGAACCAGTACAGCAGACCTCACCGGTGACTACCTCTGACCTTAAGGCTAATGTCGTTAAAGAAGCACCTGTAGAGCAGCAAGCCAAGCAACAGCCAGTTCAGGAAGAAAAGAAACCACGTGCACGTAAACAGCCAAAAGTCATTGAAACTGAAAATGTCCAGAATTCTACAGAGAATGAAGTTGTAGATGCGGAGTTGACTGTGGAAGATCTTAAACGGCTACAGCAAGAAGCAGAGAACTTGATCCAGCAAAATAAAACATCAGAAACTGCTCAGGTCGATGTAAACAAGTCTGCTGAAATTAAAAAGAGCTATATGAAGACGCTCACCAGTACCGTCCAGGCCAGCTCTATTAATGGTTTAAAAAGTCAGATCGAGAAGGAAAGCAAATTAACTGAGGTCGATAGAAATTACTTATTGGCTTACGTCAAACAGCGTCTTGATGAGGAAAGTGTTTATCAGCAAGGACAGGCACCAGTAGACAAGATCAAGAGCACTTCTACCCGGGCAGGACTGGAACGAATGATTGCAGATACTCAGGATGTGCATCAGCTAGAGACTGAAACAGCTCAGAGTATTAAAAACCATAAGGCCAAAATGACGGTGGAAGATTATAACGAGCTGTTGAGTCTCTACGCACAGCGCAAAGAAGTGCTGTCACAGCAGGATATTTTCGCTGATGCGGTAAGTCTGGTGGATTCCTATATAGCCCATATTGATGCTGCCCAAAATATAGACCGTCTGAATGACATCATGAGTGATCCGGCAATCAATAGCCTTCCAGACGATGATACGGCGCGGATCAATGAGGCTTATGACCGTCGCTATGCAGAGATCAGTGAATAAGGGCCATGCCGCCCTATGGGGTGGCAAATTCCATAATAGATATACGGCGGTATCACTATGAAATACACATACTCATCTATCACCCGCACCCTGACTGTCTTTGGCTGCAAGATGGATCATATCTTTACAAATGTAGGCCTGTTTGAAATTGAAGCACTGCTGACTAATGCAAAATTTAAGGAGGCCACATGGAGAAGTTAAATCAAGCTAAGGTAAAGGAGGTGTCATAATGCGAACTGAATCTGAAAATAACTTACTCGAAGCCATTTTTAATGAAATGCAAGAGATTAAAAGGGCTTTTCATGCTGATGAAGATCGTCTTTTAAAAACAAGTGAAGTAGCAAAGATGACTGGAATAACCAGGGCTTCTATTATTAAAATGGTTGAAGATGGGAGCTTTCCCGAGCCGGATTGGGTAAGTGAAAGTGGCTATAAACGCTGGTGGAAGTCCACTATTTATACATTCTTTAATAAGAAACAAGCCCTCGCATCATGAGGGCTTTATTTCCGTAAACTTTTTGTCTCTTGATGCAATAAATTGAGCTTTAAGTTCATCGCAATAATCTGACCATCTTTGCATCATCACACGTCTTTTATCTAAGTGCTTAGTCCGGTTATATGCCCTACCGTGCATGTCACGTACTTGGTGCGCAAGCTGCTGTTCAATAATATCCAGTGGAAATTCCAGAACTTCATCCAATAAGGTACGTGCAATTGCTCTAAAGCCGTGGCCAGTCATATCCTCTTTACCATATCCCATACGGCGCAATGCCATATTAATAGACATGTCAGAAATCGGCCGATGCTTATCAGAGCGTGAAGGAAAAACAAAGTCTGAATTATTCGTAAAATTAAGAGCTTCTTTTAGAATTGCTATAGCCTGTGTAGATAAAGGAACAATATGGTCCAGTCCAGTTTTCGCAGATGTTTTTGACGGAGTATAAGACCAGGTAGCCGTCTCAAAATTAATATCAGACCACTTGGCATTGCGTAGTTCGCCAATGCGGACAAATACTAATGGTGCCAGTTGCAATGCAAGCTTTACGTGGACCAGTTGTGATTCATAATGATCTATATCAAAAAGTAAGCACGCAAAATCAAAGGGATCTGTTAATGCTGAATAGTGATTTTTTTCTCTTTGGGTAATGGTACCTGCCAGATCTTGAGCAACATCACGCTCACACAGACCCATTTTCACTGCAAAGCGAAAAACCTGAGAGGCTTTAGATCTGATCCGCATTGCAGATTCAATATGCCCCTTGTTCTCATCTTTCTCAATTACTTTGGCCAGATCCCGTGGAGTAATATCTGAAATAGGCATATTGCCAACATCTCGATAAAGTTTTTCAAATATACCGTCATTTCTCTTTACAGTAGCTTCGGCCAGACGCTGTTTACTTTTATATAGCTCAGCAACAGATTTAAAAGTTGCCTGTTGTTTTAATCTCTCTTTTTCCTCAACACCCTGCTTTTCTACCTGAGGATCTTTTCCTTCAGCCAGTAACGCCCTGAACTGATCCCGATATTCACGTGCTTTGGCCAGTGACATTGCTGGATAATTTCCGACAGTCATCGTATTTCTTTTTTTAGAAACTGGGCGGGTGTAATCAAAACGCCACATGACAGTACCGTTTTTTCGAATTAGAAGATTCAGACCTGCACCGTCACTTAGCCGAATATCCTTCTGTAACCCATTGGGATTATTACTTTTTATATCACGGAGAAATGCTTTGATTTTGCTGTCTGTAAGCGAAATTACTTGTTTTGGCAT